TGAACGACGCATCGTTTTTTAAATCATGGTTATCTCATGATTCTGGTAGATAACAACACGTAACATATCATAAACAACACGCATACTGCTCGTTTCAAATCCACAATAAAGATTCGCAATATCGCGATCAGACATAAAACTATGCAAAATATTATCATAAGTTATAGTCCCACCAGTAGGTATCTTAACAGAACCCACTAGCTTATCCTTATTGTTCGCCCACATATAAGATATATAGTCCCAAATTAATTCCCTTGCTCCTTCATTTGGCCACGATTCCAGTCGCAACGCAAAAGCCCGTAATAAGGACCACCTCGGATCAACCGAGGTAGATCCAAAAAGCAGAGAATCCATCGTTTTTTCCATCTCAGGAACGGGTAAATACCTCCCAAGATCTGGAAACCACTTCGTAGTTTGACTCAAAAAATCAAGGTCAACTACTTTTCGTGGTTCCCAATCATCACTCTTAGTTTTAACACCAAGTGACGTCCACACTTCAGCTATGTTTTTACCGTTAAACCAACTCAACCAAGAATCAGCAACGGAAAATGTATTATCATCACCACATAGCTTAGCACACACATGCTTATGAAAATTCGCCGCAGTACAGCGGCGATCATCTATCATTTGCAATTCCTCGAGCAAATCTTGTTCTTGACTGTCATCAACATAACTCAATGACACAAGCTCGCGCTGAATCTCTTTCTCGCGATCGAAATCAGCAATAAAATATTGACGCCACAATTTAATAAAAGCGTAATATAAGAATCGCGTTAAGCCTATTGTGTTATCGACAATTGTACAATTTTGACCACTGGGATTACCAGTATTTTTAACAATGACATCACCTTGTGGAGTCACCATTATAGTATAAATAATGTCAAAATATAAATGCACTAAACGATTCCAATTTTCAATTGTTTGAAACTCTCTACTTAAAAACCGAAAGCGCATGCGCATTTGCGCCCACAGCTGTCGCCGAAAAAACGAACTGTCATAATCAGACTCATCAAGAGCCCAACCAAAAGTAAACTGCATTAAATCAGTTATCATAGAGTGCCAATTCCCATAATATTTAGACATTCCAACACAACTCATCGTTTTACCATGAGAAGCATAAAACTTTTGATTCATATCATGACACAATTGAGACATTGCAAGATTATGAGTAACAGAACTTGCTGTAAAAGTTCTTATCTTGCCTTCGAGTAACTTTGTACGAAGACGCATTTCATACTTTTGTGATGCAGTAAAAAATGTTCTAGCGCCTTCAACGGTAGCAATATCTTCAAAATACTTCCGCTGAATCGTTCGATACTCCTCTCGTAAAGAGCCATCCTCGTACAACCAATTCTCTTTAACTGGGTACTTCAAAGTAATCGGGTAACCATTTGATGTTTGTTTGTTACACTCAGCTTCCGCTGCATCAAGAGTGATTACCTTTGAATTACACATATAAGGACGATAATGATCCTCTGTCATTTGACAGGCCATGTCCCATATCTCCTCATCAATCACTGGTTGTACTTTCTCATACTTACACAGTGATTTATACCCAGTATCCGGTGTTGGCACCGCCATAGCATATTTATGCTCCCACTTCATTCCACGAGTGGACATCCATAACAAAACACTTGGATCAATCATAGAACGATCCTTATACCTTGGCTCACGTATAGAAACATGACCACCAAAATAACACACTCCTTGTGTAAAATGTTTCTGAAAATATGCGGAAGGCCCAGCTTCCTGGTTAACACCATGGAAAAATGGTAGATTCGTTTGCCAGTACTTGCTTGCCCGCTGAACATGCTCCTTCAAACTTACTGAGCAGGGCCTTGCAAGTTTAACGCATTCGACTCGGTTTTAATACCGTTCATAGCCGCTTTACATTTCTCACCAATCCGGAGAAATGCGTTACACTGACCAACATCACCACGGTGGATACCTAAAAGGTACCCATCCTCATGCCAAACACCTGCACCACAGTCCCC